CTAGGTCCGCAGCGTAAGTGAACTCATCCGTGTTGTTGGGGTTTTGACCACTCGCTAGACGCAAGGATGTTCGCTTGACATGGTTAGAAGCGTTGTAAGCATCCCCGCTTTCCAATGTAGGGCGGGTACCACTCTTTTTGCCGGTGGCCGCATCTAGAGTCTCGTACCCAAGGCCGATGTACTCAAGATCAACCATGACCTTGTCAGCAGTGCTAAGGTCAATCTTGGCGATGGAAGGTGCCGCGCCCGTAACATATTCATACTGGACCTGGCCGGGGGACGCGCTATTGGGCGCTCCTAGGCTACGCTCAAACTGATAGGAGCGGCGCTTGATTGCAGAACCTGTGCGATTACGCAGACGCCGACCGATGAATAGGCTAATTAGCTTAGTTGCGCCGTTGTCAGTCACCCAAGTATCCGATGTCTTGTCCACCGTGATTACGTTTGATGTGACCGAGCGGACCCGCGCAAATCCGTTGTTTGCGGCAGTAGCAAACTTAGTACTTAGCTCGTCGCCGCCAACATAAATCCACTCACCAGGTACAAGACCCAGAGTGGTAAAGTCAAAGGAAAGGCTAGTCAACTGGGGGAAGCCACCCGTCGCAGATACCTCAATGGCCCCAGACCCGCCCTGTGCCCCTACCTTTACTAGGGTAATCTCCGAAGTGGCCAACTCGTCCACGGTATTGACTGATCCGTCAGTCCCATCCGCAGCGATAAGGCTCAATGTGGTTGCGGTGGCCCCACTATCAACCTTAAACAGGCCGTTGTTTGCTTCCGAAAAAGACCCAGATACTAAGACTAGGTCACCTTGCGAGAAGTCATCAGATAAGGAGGGCGTGTCGCCGGAGGCTGTCACCACATCCGTGCTAGAGTCAATAGCGTGCTGACGTTGCGTGCTGCCAAGTACATTCTCGCTGACGCCTTTATTCTCGATGTCTGCGAAGACATAGCCCTGAAGCAGGTCACGTACTACAGGGTCCGTGGTAAGATCCACTTGAAGGGAAGCCTGCGAGTCAAGGTCAGTAACTGCCCCCTTACGACGCTGCCTGCTGCTATTGATAGGGCTTCGTGCAACCTGGCTATAACTAGCGCCCATGTCTTCCGTGTTGGGTTCCAGCTCCCGCCAAACAGGATTTAATGGCAAAACTTTAGGCGACAACTCTTCCGCGACAGTCAACCCTGTCTGGTTACTCAGGATATGAGATTCTGTTACTGACATTATAAAGTACTCCTATTTTTAGATCAGGGTAGTCTAATATAGACTAATCATTCGGTGTGTATTGAACAGCAGGCACCCTAACTACAGGTACTGCACCCTTTTTGTACGTAACTACTCAATAAGTTACTATAAAAATTATGTTTTAGGGGGGTGTACCCAAAGGACCGGGGCTGCTATAGATTTCGTAAATCTGTTCTTGTGTAAGTGCGGTTCGGGAAAAATAACCCACGTCATCAAGAGACCCGTTCTTGTAGTAGTACCCAGGGACGCCGCCAAAGTTCAACGTGTCATTTGCCACAGGAGCAGGAGACGCAACTGCTGTGTGTCTCAACACCCCATCTAGATAAAAAGATTTCCTTGCGCCGTCATAGGTGATAGCAACGTGACGCCAAGTTTCATCAAGCAAATCACTAGTTACCTCACTATGCAAAGGAAAAGAGCTGTCGTGGTAACAAACATCCCCTGAGTAAAAATCTTTGCTGGTATTGAAGATATAATGCGGGACAGGGTCTGAAAGATTATTGATGTCACCCCTCCAGATTACCTTGGCGTCAAGCTCACCAATGAATCTCACACCCGTGGCGTTTATCCAGAAAACCACACTGTATGCGTTAGGGTCAATGGTTGGCACAGGCACTGATAGAACTGCCTCATGGTCAAATACAAAAGCCCCGTCATGTTTGCCTGTCCCTACGTAGGTTTCGCCATACCAACTGTATTGCTCTAGGTTTTCGTCAACGTCATCAAATGGCAGGAATACACTGTACTGGTCATTGGGGTAACTATTAACAGGAGGGACTTCCGCTGGCTGATCAACATGATAATAATCACAGAAAGAAAGAAAACTTACGCGGTTAAAGTTCCCATCTGGGTCCAGCTCCTTAATAAAGGAGTTACGAAACCATACGCCATTTGTACTAGAGTTACGGAAAGCCTTTATGATCTTTTCGCCAATGGAATATACATCGTCGTTTCCTTCTTCCCTGTCGAGATAGATTACCGCCTCAAACAGAGCAGTAGTTTTGTACTTAATCTTACCAGAGTTACCACCAGGAAGCGTACTCTGCTCAGAGTCTGTGTGGGTAAGGAATACCTCAGCGGAAGCCCCACCAGTTACAGGGAAATTATCCTTCCGCAGGTTAGGATACCTCACGTTCTGGCTGGGCAAGAGGGCCTCTTCTACCCATGCCTTGCGGAAGACGCTAAATACTAAGTTTCGCGCTGCCGAGGCAATCATTCGGACACCACAACTGCATATAAAAGAGGTGTATCCCCAGGACTAAGCGGCATAATAGCAACTACTCCATAAGTCTTGCCATTGTCCACTATTTCTGTGGTCTTAACAATGTCATATCCGTCAGAAGGGACTACGCATAAAAGGACACTCTTCGCCGAAACAAATCCACCAGACTCGACCAACTCCTTGACTAACTTGTCAGAGTTTGGGTCGGACTCCAGTACCTTTAAGACCGTGGAAGCTGCCTCCGTGCGCGAATTATTGCCCAACCACTCTTGGCCGCTTTCCGTAGTGGTCGAATAATAGCGAAACGTAGCGTCACGACCAAACCTAGTGATAAGACGAGTGCTCGCATCCGCAACTTTTGTGTAATCATAACCCACGGACCAGCCCCGATGGGCGCAGGAGGCCCTCAAGCAGGTTGTCAACCTCTGGGTAGTCGCGAACTTTTGATTCTGTCTTGTCGGAGTACTTGACCTCGATTGGCCCCACAATCTCCTCTATTACTTTACCAAAGGTACTATGAGCTGGGTCCGGCCACAGCGTATCCGCATTGCTGCGGAGAGCATACTCATAAGTAGCATTCACCAAAGCAGTAGGCACTGAACTCAGCATGACGCCTAGTTTGTCGTAGGCATACTGACGAGGAAACCCAAGAGCTTGGCTTGAAGTCAAAGGTAATCCCTTCATCCGCGTACCAAAACGCCGATCGATATACTGGGTGGCCTTGATCAGGAGATGCTGGACAATTTCGTCCGTTGGGGTAGACTCATCTACCCCCGCAGCACCTCTGTCTTGGTGGTATGCTCTGAACCCGGCAACTGTCCCATAGCTGTTGCTATTGGATAGGCCGGTGCCGTCCTCCAGAAGGAAAGACATAGTGGATTACTCCGCACCCTTTTGGGACACTACTGGAGTAAAACCACGAAGGGATTCCCGAAAAATATGGCGATACAAGGCACGATTTGCGTTCTTTTCGCGAGAAATCTTCTCGTGACTAAGACGAAGATCTCGTGGGGAGATCTTTGAGAGATCTGCAAGTTCTTCCTGCAAAGGGGAAAGGGCATTCTTGATCCCAGAACAGATAGTTTCTGCTTCCTCTTGCTTGGCTCGCTGAACGCCTAGGTCCTTGAGAAGACTAGCGATCTGTTCACGTAGTACCTGAGAACGAGGCACCACCTTGTCTGGTGTAGTTACTTCACTTTCTGGTCGCTTACGAGGCATTGTGGTATCTCTCCTGTATTAGAAAAACAAAAGGCCCCTCCCCCTAGGAAGAGGGGCCTAAGTGACCGCCTTGACTTACGCTTCGGTAGAGATCAGACGAGCCACTGGTACCTGCGCCCGCTCTGGGAAAACCCGCAACCAACTGTCCTCATGGGCCAGTTGGTTAACGCTTGCCGCGTTGCTAGGGCCACCCGCAGAGGTATTAGCGTGGGTAACATTCCAACTGTAACCTGGGAGATGCATCGAGTACACCACACGCTGGAACAGCTTAGTCTGTCCGCCGCCGTTGCCCGCGTCTGGGATTCGGCTGATCTCTTGAGGAACCTTCGCACTACCAAAGCCGACCTGAATCGAACCTGCGGGGAGAATCCAGGATTCGTAGTCTACTCGGCCTACGTTACCCAAGAGTTCCCCAGTAGGCATCGAAGCCTCCTGTACAACCCGAAGGTTGCCAAAAAATGGGATCGGCTGTAGCTGATCCGAAGGCTTGATGAAGTCGATCAGGTTGTCCTTGCGCATACTGGTGTAGATGTTTGGATGGACAAGAAGGATTCCGCCCTCCAAATCCTGATAAACCCCAAGCGTGCCAAGCGTGTCAGCAAGTGTGTTGTGGTTTAAATCAGTAACGCCATCGGTGTAAGTAGCACCACCAGACACAAAGGTCAGGTCACCAGAGCCTGCTGTTCCATCCCCCCCACCTGGGGAAGCCGACTTGTCATTTGCCGCGAAGACACCTTTAAGGAGCGCCTTCAATGCAGCATGACGGCGACCACGCCAGTAGCCGGAGGTCAAAGTAGCAATCGCACCGAGAGGATCGCCAGTGATCAGCTCGTTGGCGAGGTCCATTTCTGACCAGTTCTGGTTACGGCGCTGAAATACTGCCGTGTCGTCAGCCGCTTCAATCTTCTTTGAAAAAGCAAGGTTGGCAGGATTGTCATCCGAAACGTTGTCGGCATCGTCAGCAAGATCCTTGAAGAAAGGCATAGATGTCATCTTGCCTCCCTCTGCAATCTTACTAGAAAGAATAGTGTTCTCAACCACTGCGCCCGATGTTACGAGAGCGTCAGTGACCATTGACTCCTTAACGACATAGTCGGTAAAACCGTCGTATACTTGGAGATCTTGAAGGCGTACTGCTGTATCAGCCATAATTAAAAGTCCTCATTTAATGAAAATTGTTGGGAAGTGCTTCATACACTTAATCTTACCTGACTTCCCCCATGAGGATGCCTCGGCGTCACGCCTTGTCCTTAATTTAGGTCGGGACGACGGTTATGCGCGATGTTGGACCATATTTTTTATGATAAGTAATCGCATGTGCGCATCTCCAACTAGTGTACCCTCGGCGAGATGCATAGGAGTCCCTAGCAGAAAGAGTAGGATGCCTCTCTACAATCGCCCCCGGTACCTCAATTATTGACTGGTGGTGAAGATGGCCTGTATGAACCCAACAGAGTTGAGAATTACCCCACATCTTGCGAAATTGTGGATCTGCCGAGAATACTGTAGCCACCTCCTTGTCCCGCACCTTGTGGCCGTGATGAAAACCAAGAAGATGTTCGCCGTGAACCATTGCATAATAAGGAAGGCCGTTTTTGATGAACTGCACACGAGGATTGTCTTGGAATATAAAAGGAAGACACACCTGTAGCCAGTTAGCAGACCTCTCATCGTGGTTACCCTCTGCCACCAAAACCTTTACCTCTTGGTGGGTACCCAAAAGCTTGGTGATAGAACAAAGAATGCTCTCCAAAGCTGTTTCTATCAGCTCCCCAAACCTACAACTTCCGTCTAGGTTGTGCCGATGACCATTGGTCTCTTGAACTAAACCATCCCAATGCATAAAGTCACCAAGCAAACAAAGAACACCCGTTTTACTAGCTGGGCTACCATCCGCCATCCGATGCAAGCAGTCAAGAGCCGCCTTCTTTGAAAGATTAAGGTCCCACGGCACTGAAGACTCTTTTTCCCACGCATAAAGACCCAAATGGAGGTCGGATAATACATACAAAGTAAGTAAATCATCCTCGGATAAAACAGGATTGGCCACTTCCGCGAAGACAGGCAGGCCCGACTCCGCTATACCGTTCAGCGCATTTAACTGCGCTTGAAATAGCATCTCCTGATCGGGACGGGTATGTACCCACCGCTGCTGAACCTCCCCCCCTTTTTCATGGGTGCAGATCTTAGACGCAAAGTACCCAGTAGGTACCGCTACCTCCTCTTTGCCCTTACGTGCCAGATGAAGCCTATTGGAAAGCTCACGAGAAAGCCTAGTGAACCTATGGTTACCTATACGGTACTTTGCCAGTATCTTTCTACGAGATAACCCCTTTGAAAGATCCTCAATAATGGCTTCATCTTTTGCTGCATTTTCCTCGTTCATAAGGACAATCCTAATGAGTGGCTATAAATCAAGGCACAAAACCCTGCCCTAAAAAAGTGGTGGTGGGGGCTTGATTCGAACAAGCGACCTCTGGGTCATGAACCCAGCGAGCTACCAGACTGCTCCACCCCACTACCGATTAGGCCACTGGGAGACCCTTGGCCTCCTTTCCGGCTTGCTGAAAGTACTGCTTGGCTAGATCTCTGTCGCTAGACAACAATTGGCTCTGCTCAGTCAGATTTCCAGTCAACCAGGGATTAGAAGCTCCGCCGGAATTACCCTTACCGCCGCGTGCGTTAGCTGATACTGACTCAGGCCAAAGAAAAGGGTTGGCTTTCTGAAAATCCTTGACCCAAACATCTGGAGACAACCCAGCCAGTCCTGCACGGTCGTTAGTACGTACACTCCCATCCTCGGACAACTCATGCAAACCCATTGCAGACTGAAGCGCCATATTAAGCGCATTAGGGTCCTTGATGCCCGATGACATAAGAACCTCTCGAAGGCGATCAGACTTGGTACGATCAACCTCGTCCTGCCGAAACTTTTCTACTTTGCCAACGGCTTCCTCGTATTTTGCCGTGATGTCCTCAAGCTGGCGCTGAAGAGGAGCGGTCGCCATCTTCGCAGAAGCCTCCAGACGCTCCTTGATAGCCTCTTCGTCATTACCTTTAGCCGCCGCTTCCAAAGACGGAATACGATCCAAAGCCGACTGCACATCCTCCAATTCACCCAAAGAAGTCCACGGCTTCAACTGATCGCGAATAGCCTTGGTGTCATTCCGGCTGGCACTCAAAGAATTAAGTATCCGGTCCCGCTCAGAAACCGAGACTAGACCATCAATAGATTCAATTACCCACTTACCCTCACTCTCAGAGTAAAGAGGCTTGTAAGAAGCAGGAATATCACTTTCCTGCTCGTAGGTTGCGTTGAGAGGCATCATGCCCTCCGCTTATTGTTGTGCGTTTTCCTCATTCAAAACACGAGGAACTAGTTTTTCCCGTTCCTCCTCCCATGTCATCGCCGTAAGCTCACGCTTTTTGGCAATTGCATGTAAGGACTCTGGGCTAAGAGGGAAGCCGTCGGAGACAGCCTGCTGTAGACTTAGGATCTCCTGCCCAACTTTCCCATCCATTGTGAAATCAGTGTTGGGGGTAACCTTGACCAAATCTGGGTCAGCACCTACCCACAATGCCGTCTGTTTTAAGGCGTTCTCAAGCCCCTGGGCACCAATCTTGGCTATCTGCCCCAGACTCGCAGTCTTGGCCGCTACGCGTACATTCAGGGCCTCACCTGACTCGCGCTCGTGGCTCGCATTGTCTAACAAAGTCCCAACTCGGTTTGCGGCATTTAAACGGTCGCTCTCTAGCGCCGCCCGCTGCTCAGAAAGACCGTCGCCAGTAACTCCAACGTACTTAGCATCACCTTCGTCGCTGATGTGGATATAAGAAGCAGATCCAATCTCTACCTCCTCCTTCGCCAACTCACCCTTGACAACCAAAGTGTCCTGGCCAGTCATATATAAAGCGTGACGGTAATCCGCCTCTGAACGGTAAATTGCCAAACTCATTTCGGCAATCCCCAAAAGAGGAGGCCGAGTCGGATCCGATACCAAGCTGTCAGAATTTATGAAGTG